TTTTTCCTCTTTAGACCACCATGTCATCAGGTGGCCGACCCTCATCCGATTGACCGGACGATTGTGGTTCACGAGTGCCCATTCGTAATGGTCCCGGAAAGCATCCGCAGATGTCATAAACAAAGTCGGATTAACCACAACTCGCTCTTCGATCCACATCTCGAAGCACGCTTTTTCCCAAATTCTCGGTGGTGGTGCCATTTTTACCTCAAAACGAAAATTTTTAATACATTTCAATGATGTATGCCAATTTCTTACTAAGACAGGCGAGACACCATCGACGACCGGCTCTTCATCTGATTTTTCATTTATACTGTTGACAGGTTAAAGTCAAGACTATCATCATCCTCACTACATTAAAGGAGCTATTATGTTTTAACGGCGTCACTGGCGTCACTATGGATCTTAAAATATGTTATATATTTCATATATTTACTTAGACATACATATACTCTGACTATAATATAGGTCAATACGAGTTAAACAAAAACATGTAGTTAAAGGAGTTCTTATATATTAGTTACGCAATAAAGTTGCGCGGACTCCCCTCTATTCTCCCGTGGGATGGATGCGGACTGGCGACAACCCTTGTCAATATGGTGTCAATATATTGATATACATTATAAATCCTTCACTCCACAATGACCGGAGTGGTGCCGTTAATGACCACAGATGACGCATGTCGTGCTTTTTTCTTGTCAACAACTGGTATTGGTCAATAAAATCGGTTATCGTAGTCATTGATTACACACAACAATTGCAGGATTTTCGGCATGGATGAGCCGGTTAGCGGCGGGAAAACGGGCGAAACCGTGGTCCCCTTCCCTGGGAGTCCTGGTGGCGAGGTTGAGCGAGTCGTCGTCGCCGATCAGGTGATCACGATGCACCAGGGGTTGCCCGGACAGAGTCAGAAGCTGACGCGAGCGGTCCGCGCTCAGGACGTCACCAGGGCGTGCCTGGCAGCTTCGATGGACGCCGCGCTCAAATTGATATCGTGGATCAACGATCCGGACCCACAGGTGTCCCTGAAAGCAATTGCGATGGTAATGGACCGTGGCCTCGGCAAGGCTGTGCAGACGGTCAACCTGACGGACGAGACGGACCCGGAGATGAAGGGTATGATAGAGTTCATGAAAGAGTTGTTATCCCGGAGAGCCGTCCAACCAAAAGGTGGAGCGCTTCTTGAGCATCAGCCATTCAACGATGCGCTCGCTGCGGACGATGAAATATGAATAAGGATGAGCGTGGACGAGCACCAGTTTCTGAATGAGGACGTGTTACGGCGCGTAGGACCAGAACACCGCGCTGCTTGGGCCGCTCGGCAAAAGTGGTTGAGTGAGGCCCGCGAGAAACAGCTGCTGCCAGAAGGCGACGATTGGGATACGTGCCTGTGGGTGGCGGGGCGTTTTTTTGGCAAAACACGTACGATCGTCGAGGCTGCATGGTGGGAGGCATATCGGGTGCCAGGCATTCGAATTCACTCTCTCGCGCCGACCCTTGGTGACGTCCATCGTGTTGTGATGGAGGGGGAGAGCGGATTCATCAATAAGATGCCGTCCTGCTTGATAAAACGGTACGACAAACAGATGAAAGAGATTGAACTCATTAATGGATCTTTGATCACGGGTTTTTCCGTCGTCGAGGAAGCTAACCGACTCCGCGGCCCTCAATGTCATCTCCTCACGTTCGACGAAGCTGCAGCCGCTGATCGTCCGGCAGGAAACCTTGAGGCCGCATATCGAGTTGCATCGCTTGGTGTTCGGCTGCCGTATCCAGATGGAACGCCATCACGAAAACTGATTGCCACAACGCCTCGGCCAATTCCATTTTTTAAGCGCCTGATTAGTCGGCCAGGTGTTGTCTTGATCCAAGGGACATCCTACGAAAACAAGGAAAACGTTGCGTCGTCGGTAATGAATGAGGTGCTTTCGCTAAAGGGAACAATCTACGGGAAGCAAGAAATTTATGGCGAATTCATCGACGAAGACAGCGACGTCTCAATTTTCAAACGAGCATGGTTTCGGTTGTGGCCGGCGGATCGAAAGTTACCGGAATTTTCCTTCATTCTGGAAGTGTACGACACCGCCTACAGCGAGGAAAATTATGATAAAAAGAAACAAGAAACAGACCCAACCGCAAGCGTTGTTTTCGGGATATTCAACGTAGCTGCAAACTTCACCGAGCAAGAACGTCGCCGCATGGGTGTCCGTGGCCGCTACGCCGCACTGATGTGTGACTATTGGAGCGAGCATCTTGGGTTCCCCGATTTGATCGATAAAGCTCGGAAGCAGCATCGCATCAAATGGGGCGCCGCGCCCGGACGTCGGGCCGACATCGTGCTGATCGAGGAAAAGGCATCTGGAATATCCGTTCGACAACAACTGGCCGTTTATGGCGTACCGACATGGCCATATAATCCAGGGCGCCAGTCGAAGACGATGCGTGCGCATGCGGTGTCACCTCTGGTGAAGCAGGGCTGTGTCTTCGTGCCGGAATCGCTACGACCGGAGCGGAAGGGCATGGTCCGCGACTGGGTTGAGCCGTTCCTCGAACAGGTCTGTGCGTTCGCCGGCCCCGGATCTGTGGAGCATGATGACGCGATGGATTGTCTCAGTTCAGGTTTGCTTTACCTCAGAGACCGGGATATCTTATCGGCGACGCCTGACAAAAAATATGTTGACCTTGAGGAAAAAATCGAGGCCGATCGCGCCGAAGCCGAACGACTCCACGGCGAGGAGCGAGCCACCGAAGAAGGGAATCCGTATGCTGCATGACGAGGTGCGAACATGAGAAAACGTGTATTTTGCCATTCAGTCATATGGCAGCCCGGCATTGATCGGCTGATGCGCGATGGAATCCTTACTCCAGAAGGGAGATTGGCCGTCGATGAAGATCATTATTACGAAGCGGTCGAAGACCTGATTCGTCGTGGCGAGGCATTCCGGCCAGAAAATCGATCGCGGACCAAGCGGGTGCGCACATGACCGCCATGATTGCTTCCATGCAAGATGACCGACCTGTCAAAGTCCTGGTGTCCGACAAACCGCTGAAGGGCCGGCGTTCGTTCGAAACCTACGCTGACGCCCATGTTTATGCGGTCAAGCGAGCGCGGAAAACCGGCGAGCCCGTGTTCCTGACCGAGGTCTATACAACATCCGCCGTGATGATCGTCGCCGCCAAGCCAAGCAAAGGATGAGCCATGAAGGATGCATCACCAACTGAACTCGCCGTTGCTGCGGTCAGAGCCACGTTGGCCGAGAAGGTCGAGCCAGTGCGATTGTTGGACGCTACCATTCCGCTGAGATATACACCGTCTCGAACCACAGTGTTGATCCTGGCATGGCGAGAAGAGGTAATTGCTCAATGGGACAACTGGGCGAAGATGATGGATCAACGGGCCGTGGCTTTGGCTAAATCAATGGCCCGACGCTACCACGGTGATCGAGATAACCTTATCGTTTGCGGCGATTCCCGACCAGCATGTGTCATGACTCTACCGCACGAAGATGCGGATGGTTGGTCAAAACGGCCGGTCGTAGTGCCGGACCAATCAATGGTCGACGCAAGGCCAGCCTGGGTTGTCTACTTTCGGCAGGCGCAATGGATGATCGAGCAAGTCGACAATCTGTCGATTCAGGATTCAACGGAGGTCGAATAGCCATGCTCTACTACCGTGAGGCGACCCTGGCGTCGCTGGCCGAACAGATCATGATCGCGGTCCGACAAGGCTGCGACTGCAACGGCAAGAAGACGCACGTCGATAGTGGGCTGATGGCGCTGCTGCAGCCTGATCACGCTACCGAGCATGCGGTCCTCGTGAAAAAAGATCTTCGTCCATTTCTGGCGTTGGCGTTGGATACAATCCAGACGGCGACTGGAGAAGAGTGCGTGCGGCTTCCGGAGGTGTGGTGATGGCCGATCCAGGATTCGAAAACGCGCAGTACCGATACGATTCGTCCGAGCTTAAGCGGACGCCCGAAGTGCATGCGGCACGCATCGAATTTGCCCGCGCCTTAAGGCGTATGCGCCTCGAAAACCCAAGAGCTGCCAGACTATTTTGGCGTGCGATGTGTCGCACTATACAAAGTGTTCGCGATAAAATTTGGGGAAATGTGAGATGACCAAACCAACCGACATCACGAAGGCGCTGGCCCGGCTATCAGGTCTGTCATCCGAACAGGTTGCCGTCATCTGGGCACACGTTCGCGAGAACCGCTGCAAGGAACAGTCGTGCATCGGACATCGGTTTGACGCTCCGACCGGAGCTATCCGCATCGGCGCGAAGTTCACATGCACGGTCTGCGGCTGTGAACTGTCGCTGCCTGATATCGCACAGTACCGATACGGCTATATGGCGGCAGGCGGAGATGGCGATGACGTGTGGCCTGGGTTCGATGGAGTGATGGCGCGATGATGGATTTCATGGATGTGATGAAAAACCAGATATCGATGACAAACAATACAGATGCGCCGATCGGAATCAAGGTTGTCATCGATCCCACAGTACCAGGATCTCCGCCGCGTAAGGGCAACGAGAAGGAACACATCGTTGATCCTGGAAAGTCGATCGTGTTATTTCGAACGCCTGGGGTCAGTTACGTCGTCGGGCACTGGGATAGTGTGGCGAATAGGACGGAGAAGAAGACCGTTTTATCGGACGGTACCGTACGAACCGATGTCAAAGAAAACCGGCCATGGCTGAGACTGAAACCGATCGAGAAGGCAACGGCAGGCATGACTACCCCCAGCGAGATGACGATGCAGCAGGTCGCGGCCATCCCCGGTATCCGGCGCGAGTCCACCCACAAGGGCCAGATCGTGTTCGACTTGGGTCATCCAGAGACGCCGATGCGTTGGCGATTTGCGGCGGTCAACTCGACCAAAGCCATCGCATTCGTCGTCTACCAGGCCGACAGCCGATGCCGCAGCGGGTGGCGCGCCAGTGCATTCGGCGGACCCGAGGAGAAGAACCAGATCGCGACGGCGGTGATCGCTGGAGCGCCACATAAGCGTCAGTCGATCCAGGACTATGGATATGTCGGGAAAATCCCGTGTATCGAGATCGATGCGGCGACTGCACCTGTGCTGGGCACGGATCCACCGCGACGCTATCCGCCAAACCGTGAGCGCGACAGCACGCCGAGACTCGATGAAGTTTTTACACGTGATCCCAAGGAATAACTGATGAGCGCACCCGCTAAATCCTCCACGCTCACCCCAGTGAAGTCGTCGAACATCGCCGCCATCGGCCACCAGGACGGCTGGCTCTATGTGAAGTTTCACCCCGGCAAAGACGGCGTCTCGAAGACCTGGCGATATCGCGATGCTGCGCACCACCACGATGCGCTGATCGCCGCCGAGAGTCCGGGCCGGCTGTTTCATCGCCTCGTCAAGGGCGCATACTTCGGGAGTCTGGTTGATGGTTGATGCGCCGCATGTCGAACGTCCTCTGGTCGATGCCATCGCCAACAACCGCGACCTCGTTCATCGCGTCGTCGACTTGCTGGTCGACCTCATGTCGTCCCCATCGACACCGGTCGGAATTCGCGCGAAGATAGCGATTGCTGTTCTCGACATGGGGAGTCACGTCGATGCCACCCGCGAAGTCTAGGCCGAAGTCGGCATCGAATGATCTACCGCCGGACCGCCGCGCCCCACCACCCGTGTCCGATCCCAGCAGTGGCGTCGATGTCGGTGAATATCTGAACATCGCCAACGATCCGGACGCGCCGCAGATCGAAGAGACACCTGACGGGGGTGCCATCGTCACCATCGGCGAAGCGGCGGAATCGAAGCCGTCGGAAGATGGGTTCTATACCAACCTCGCCGAAATCCTGCCCGATAACATTCTGACGAACATCGCATCGACGCTGTCCCGGAAGATCGAGGAGGACAAGAAGGCCCGCGAAGAGCGCGACAAGCAGTATGAGGAAGGCATCAAGCGCACCGGCGCCGGCAAGGATGCACCTGGCGGGGCATCATTTGAAGGTGCCAGCCGAGCTGTCCACCCGATGATCATGGAAGCCTGTGCCGACTACGAATCCCGGATCATGAAGGAACTGTTCCCGCCATCGGGGCCATGCAAGGAGCACATCGTCGGCATCGTCACCACCGAGAAGGCCGAGCGCGCCAAGCGTAAGACCGAGCACATGAACTACCAGTTGACGACGCAGATCAAGGAAGCCCGCGCCACGCTGGAAACGACACTGATGCAGGTGCCGTTGGGCGGATCGCAGTTCATTCGGCTGACCTGGGACCACAAACTGAAGCGACCACGATGCTACTTCGTGCCGATCGACAAGGTGTGGCTACCCTACAACGCCGCCGATTTCCAGTCGTCGCACCGCCGCACCTATGCCGACACCATCAGCGCCGTCGAGTTCAGAACGCGCGTCGACACCAAACTGTACCGCGATGTCGCGCTGTCGCCGACCAGCATGCGTCCCGAGGAAACGCGATCCGAGAAGGCCAGCCATAAGGTCGAAGGCGTTTCAGATCCGGGGATGAATCTCGATGAGGACCACGAGATCACCGAGACGATGGAATATCTCGACGTCACCGAGGAAATGGCCGGTCTGTTGGACCATGAAAAGTCCGGCGAGCTATATCCGTACCTGATCACCATGGAGCCGAAGACCAAGACGATCCTGGCGATGTACCGAGACTGGGAAGAGGACGACGAAGCCCGCGAGCCGATCGAGCATCTGTTTGAGTTCCCGTTCCTGCCGTGGCGCGGCGCCTTCTCGATTGGGTTCACCCAACTGATTGGATCATTGAGTGCGGCGGCCACCGGTGCGTTGCGGGCGTTGTTGGACTCGGCACATGCGCAGAACGCCATGACCGGGTTCATCATGAAGGGCGCTGGGATTTCCGGGCAGACCAAACGACCGGGAATCGGCGAGTTGGTCGAAGTCGACTGCGGCATCGAAGCGGGAGACATCCGACAGAAAATTCTCTTGCCGCCATTCAACCAGCCGTCGCCGGTGTTGTTCCAGTTGCTGCAGTTCGTCGTCGCGGCGGCGCAGGGAACGGTGCGTACCAGCCTTGACGAGATGCCGTCGAACCAGACCTCGGCGAACACGCCCGTCGGCACGCAGTTGTCACGCGTCGAAGAAGCGCTGGTGGTGTTCTCCAACATCCACGGACGCGCCCACGCCGCGATGAACCGGCTGCTGGCTGGGCTGCATAAACTGAATAAACTGTATCTGCCGGAAATCGTGCGTGTCGACGCCGCCGGCAAGGAATTGCTGATTCGGCGTGCCGATTATGACGGGCCGTGCGATGTGCAGCCAGTGTCCGATCCAACGATCTATTCGGATCAGCAGCGCTTCGCCCAGCTTCAGGCGATCCAGCAGCGCGCCGATGCCAAGCCGCAGCTCTATCGCGAGCGGAAGGTCGAAATCCGCTGGCTGAAGCTGATGAAGGTTCCGGATTACGAGGAACTGCTGACCGACGAGCCACAACCGCACGAAATGAATGCGGTGAACGAAA